GGGGCCTTGTTTACCGGATTCTGTGATTCTTCCTTCCAGTGCTTCTGTGCTTCCCGTAGTACCTCATTGGCTGCTTCTGTAGCCGTAATGACTTGAGGCATGGGTATCGTTGCATCTTCTCCCATCGAAACTCTCGGTAGAGAATACAGTCTCTTTAATTGCTGGACCATCGATTGATTCAAAACAGGTTCTTGTACGTTCTGCTCCTCCGGTGATTCCTCTCGGTTTTCAAAGATCCAGAATCGATTCAGAAATCCATTTGATATCAGATCCCCGTTCATCAGTGGCCAGAATTGTTCTGGAGTACTCGTTCCATAGATCGTTACGTGTGGCTGATGAATCACCTTTCGTCCTCCATCGGTCTTTGTCCAACCGGATCTGTACGTTCCGTCAGAAAGACCATAGAGTTTCATCAGAAGTTCCAGAATGCCAACGAGATACGGAGAACTACTACTCAACTGAGTGCGTTTCAGAAACTTGCCGAATTCATCTAACAGAAACAGTAATTGTGGCTGATTCGATAACTGATCGACTACTCCGGCATCACTACTGATTTCATCTCCAGCAATCACTGAATCTGCTCCAGCAGCAACGAGATATCTATCGATCATTCTCCGACCATGTTCCTTTCCGGCAGCAGTCGGTGCTACAGACAAACAATAGATATTTGCTCTCATTCCGGACTGTGACTTGATTCGTTGTCCGACTAAAGAACTGATGATCACCGAAGCTGCAGAGATCGATAACAACTTCTGTCGTTTGTAGCCACTGTCACAGATCATTTCAGCCAGTTCTCCTAAGAATCCTGGAGGATAGTCCAGTTCTGGAATCGGTTCTGCCACTTCTGCTGGAAAACTTTCCTCTTCTATTTCTGGTCTCTGAATTCCCTGTCTCTTTAAGAATTCGATTGCTCTTTGATCTCGGAGATCGTTACTCGACATCGTGCCTTCCCTTTGTCCATTGGTTTACGAATGACTTCCAGTTCATCGATCTGACTATCGTTGACAAACAGATGTCCCTCCAGAACATCTAAGATCGCTTTGACTCGGTTATCGATATCAAACGACCTACGATCACCAGGAATCAGTTCTATGTGGATTCTGAGACGTTCTGTGGGGAAGGACGGGAGATTGAGATAAACCGCTTTCATCTCGATGAGAACTCGTTCCATTGAGTCCTTAAACTCCCGTCCTTTTTTTGACAGATAAACCGATCTACTACGGAAAGAACTCCGGTAGTAGGTGTTTACCGAGGGAGGAAAAGGTAGTTCAAAACTCAGGTTCATCGTCATCAGTATCCATCACCGGAACCTGTGACAGTTTCTCCTTGTACTTGAGTACTTCGATGTATCCGTTCTGGTTCAATCCGAGTTCGACTGCTACGGTTCTGTTCAATAGATCATCGGTATTACTGAACGATCCTTCCAGACCACTACAACGGGCTAGTCTTCCCAGTTTCTTCTGAGCACTCTGACGAGTGGTTTCACTAGCATGACCGATGTTGAAATTGTCCCAGACATGTCCATGATCGTTTGCTAACTTCATGTTCAGCATCCAGCCACCAGACTTCGTTGGTTTGCTACCGATGTATTGGATCTCGACCATATGCTCTCCTGGGGGCAACGGAGAGGTCTGAATCATTTCTTTCGGGTATTCGATTTCAATTGAAAATCCTAAGTCCATAGATTTCTCCTAATAACCTTTTTTTGAAAACCTTATGAATTCGTTGTCCTCAATGGAATGTTGAGGCACGTTTGCAACTATAAGCCAATGATCCGATATTTTAGCAGGACTGAACAAGTTTCTCCGAGAGATCGTGTACCAGAGAGTCCCGTCATCACATAAAGCAAAGACTGATAACTCCTCGTCACTACCACTCTGGTGGTTCGTACTGATCTGTACGATCTTTCTCATTGGTCTCCTAGAAATGGCTGAACACTTTGGTCCAGAAGTTAATGGAATTGATAATTGCTGGAGTCAGTAGCAGGAAAGCTAGTGAAGCCAACGTGAGGAAAACAGAAAATCGAAGTGTTGCATCCATTGCTACTCCATGTGTGGGAGACAGGGACATCGTAGAGGTGAACTCGTATTGATTAACCAGTAATGAATTCGGACCATTTGTTTAGGGAGGAAGGCCCACTGGCTATACCCTGTCTGATTGTTGGTTTTAGATTCAGTTGTTTTCGTCTATCCAAGCCATAAGATCCTTGTAGTGATATCGAATTGTACGAGATCCTATGCGTGTGAATTTTGGTCCTTTTTTTAGATAACGCCATTGGTGTAGAGTAGTTGCTTGGATACCAAGATACTTTGCAGCTTCTGACGTAGTTAAAAACTCTACCTCTCTTAATAAAAGTGTTTTCATAGCGAACCCTCTTCATTAAATTAGTCTGCTAAGTTTCTGGATTGATCCCACTCGTTAAAAGCGATGACGTATCTTTCTGCTGCTTCGACTAGATCAGCCGGAACCGAGTCCCTTCTGTCTTCCTGCACTAATCGCAGATACACCTGCCACGTCATCACGCTATAAAGATTCTGAATCTCTTGTAGAGAGACTCCGACTTTTCTTTCCATAATCATGTCTTCCAAATATCCTTCGATCATCGTTTCACTCCGGTTCTCGGCATCGGAGGACCAGCACTGATTGGCATACTGGCATTCCCATCGTCATCCATGTCTCCAGCTAGACCCAGAATGCTCTGGTAACAGTACCTCCGTGCATACGTGATTGCTGAACCGTCTCCCTGTGGATCATCCTTGTGTGTCGGTAACGAATATTCTGATACGATCCATTGACCTGATGAATGAGACAGTCTGGAGACCAGTTTGCTACTGGTTGGATGCTGCTGAAGAGACAGTCCATGTTTAGCGAGTACCGGAGTTGCTGCTTTCAACAAAGCAGACAGAGAAGTAAAACTGTTTCTAAAATGGGGATTCGTTCCGTCTTTTTCGACCAGAGCACTCATCTCTTCTTTGACCTTGGCTAGTGCCTTGTCCAGTTCCTGAGTCTCCAGTGAAGTAGATAAGTCTTCTGTAATCTTTAAAATGTTTTCACTCATATCTTTCCTTTAGTAATCGGTGACAGAAAAGGAGGACGGAATTCGCTAGACGATAGTTTTTCAAATGAATCTGTGACTGAGCAATCTGGAAGGCTTCCAGTAGTTCTTCATCGTCCCAATCTACTTCCATCTTCTCCGGTATTAACGAGAGATCAGAGGCTTTGAGTGTCTCCATGACCATTTCCTCCATATAACTCGGTCCTTTCATCAGTGATTTTGCTTTGTCTAAACTGATCATTACTGCTCCATCGTAATGGGTGAGTGACAGAAACCGACTGATAGCTTCGTAATCTTTCCTCCTTTCTTTAAATAGTTTTGAATTTGATCCTTAAAATCCGATGACTCTACAGAAGAGTCTGTCGGTTCCAGATCGATGAAATGTCTTTTCTGTAAACGTGTCCAAGGACTGCTGAAGAAGTCGTTGCTCTCCGGTTCAAAGATGATGTCGGATTCCGGTGCATTGAACTTTTGTCGGTTCATTTTGATCTGCTGAAGATCCTTGGAACATCGATCACAAATCTTCGCCTTGGAATTTTTTGATAGAACCCGTTGTTTACATCGGCTACATGGCCTATTCGGATTCTGTTTGTATCGTTCTCGGTCCCGAAAGTTTCTGACTAATTGTTTGCACTGATGGCTACAATAGATCTGGTTGGAGTTCTTCTGAATGAATAGCTTGGAACAAGTTGATACTGCACAATGGACCTTTTTTCTGTTCAACCACTTTTCGTTCTCCACTACTCTTTCGTTCCCTCTCTGACAGATCGTGCTACAGAAGCGTTTGTTTGGATGAACATCCTTGAATTTGCGGTTACAATGCCGGTAAGCACAAACCTTCTCTGGTCTTTCCTTCAGTCTTGCTGCACGATCTTCTCGTTTCTTCTTTAGAAACTTTTGATAGAACTTCTTACTTCCGATTTTCTGACATTCTTTGGAACAGTAGACATTGATATTCGTTTTCGGTTGGAAGGTGCTATTGCAGGTTGCACAGTTACTAGGTTTTAGCCTTGTATGTCTCCGTACATACATTTCATAAGTACAAGGATCTCCACAGTACTTCTGGTTATTGACTTTTATTGACATCTCCTTCTGGCATAGTTTGCACTGCTTCATGACAACTCCATTACGTCCTCATGGTAACCCTGGCTATAGATCTCTCCAGAGAGATACTGTTTGTAGAGTTCGACTGCCTGATTGATCTTGAATTCTGCGTTGTGCATCAGTTCATCGGATAGTTTGTAAAGAGCCACGTTGTACGGTGCTGTGTTTTCAACTACTAAAAATAAAAACTCCGGATAGTGACCGGAAACAGATTGATAGGCTCTTCGATACCAGTTGGCTTGAATGTCGTATTGATACCGTGTGACTGCTTTCTTGAATCCGTAAGGTGAGGCATCCTGAGCACTCTTCAGATCCACTACGAGGTGCTGTCCCTCGTCACTGTAATCAAGTCTCGCTTTTGCTCGGATACCGTTTTCTTCCCAAGTGATCACCTGTTCTACTTCTGCATTCGGAATAATTCTCCAGAACTCAGGATGTCTGAAAACTGACTCGGTCATCAGAACTACGTCTTCGTAATCTTCCTTCTTGAGTACCGTTCTTTTTTCTTCTGCTACAAACTGATCGTATTCCTCCCGTCCTGCCTTGGTTCTCCTGTCCACATTGGGAGCGACCACATACTTTTCACCGAAAGATTTTCCGGCTAACCGAAGTTCAATGGAATCGTGGATCGCTACTCCCTTTGCCATGGCTGGAGACGGATCTGACGGAGTAGAGAGGTAATGGTTCAGAGACTTGTTCAATCTCTTGATCAAAGACGCATTCAGTCCATCCAGTTCACAGTATTCCTCGAAGGACATCCGAGACGATCTCGGTTTGATCACTGTGTTGCGGAGGATTTCTGCAGTGGGGATTAAATGGGGGGATCTATCGTGGGTCTGGATACTCTTGATTTGACCATTACTGATCATTCTTCGGATCTGATCGACACTGACCCCAAGAGCCTTTGCGGCCTGAGTGGTGTTTAAAAGGTTGGTATCTTGCATTTCACTCCATGTTCTAACCGTTAACCGTTCACTCTTATGCAGCAGAGTGCATATCTGATCAGAAATGATTAAACGAGTCAACAATAAAGTGCAAAAAATATCAGAAAATTTTGATCTGTGGCGGAAGTCCCAGGGATATTCTCAGCAGGAGATAGCAGATGCCATTGGATGGGATCGATCTAAAGTGAACCGAGTTCTTCAAGGGAAACAGGATTCATCCTACTTTCTGAGCAAGATAGAACAGGTCTTTGGAAATATAGATGAGGTCAAAACGGAAGAAGTGATCAGAGATGATAACTATCGGCTGATCCGAAAATTTGATACCGAAGCTAGTGGAGGAGCAGGAACGCTGACTACCGATGAAAACGGAGAAACAATCTCTGTGATTACCGAGTGGCTACCAAAGTTGCCGGATAGCAATTTAGCCTTCATCACGGTAGTCGGTGACAGCATGTCTCCACTGATGGGTTCCGGAGATACGATTCTCGTTCATATGAACAGTGGCTTTCTCGGTGACGGAGTCTACGTTCTGAGACTCTGGGAATCACTACATGTCAAACGGGTGCAACGGGTAGCTCAGGATGAATACCGGATTGTTTCTGATAATCCGATCTACAAAGATCTCACGATTACGGCTGATGATAGTGACGGGTTCATTATCGTTGGAAGAGTAGTCAGATTGGTGAAAGCGTTATGATTGATCAATATATCGACTATCTACGGACCTATCGTTCTCAGAGGACTGTTGATACCTATCGACCTCAATTAGCCCGATGGCAAGCCTTCTCGACATCCGATTCCATTACTTACGAAACTTTTAAGGACTTTGTCGATCATCTCCGGTCCGAAGGACTATCCGATGGCTCAATCAATTCTCATTTACGATCACTGAAGGCATATTTGAACTGGTGTCATAAATATTTAAATCATCAGAAATTCTATGTGCCGATGCTGAAAGTGAACAAGAAGATCCCGAAGGTCTGGACGAGTCATCAACTGGAGATCATCGAAACCATTCTCAACCATAGAGCACAACGATCACGGAGATATCAAATTCTTCGGAGAACTCATTACATGCTCAGATATACCGGAATGCGAGCAGGAGAACTTTTTCATTTGAACTGGTCAGATATCGGATCTGGAATCCGTATCGAAGGAAAGGACGATTGGACCACAAAGAATAAACAAGACTCCATTCTCCCGATACATCCGAAGCTACTGGAGTTTTTACAGATCGAAAAACATGAGGGGGAAACTAATTACTTGGATCACCATTTTAAAGAACTGAGTCATTTAACGTATTCAATGAGAAAGTTTCAGAAGTCTATTGATTTAGATGGACCGAAACCACTCCATGGTTATAGAGCTTCTGTTGCTACTGAACTATTGTCCGGAAATATGAATCCGGTACACGTGCAACATCTGCTGCGACATGAACGTTTATCGACTACAGAACTCTATCTGAATACGACTCATTTGCCGCTACAGGAATTGGTGAATTCGTTAGGAATTTACAGAGAGGATACAGAGGATGTTACAAAAACGATGAAGTGGCCAGAGCGGGAATCGAACCTGCGACACACGGATTTTCAGTCGTTAGAGGAAAAGATAGATAAACTGTTACGACTAGTACAGAAAGATCAGTAAGACCAGATCCAGGGACGGGGAGACTTCGCAGTATTGGTTAAATCGTCACAGTGAAGAAATCTAGTTGATCTCGGTCCTTTCATCTTAAATCCGAGTCCGGTCATTCCGTACTTGAGACAAAGTTTCATGAGTTCATAGGCTTCCTGACCGTAGATCAGAATGTCTACGGCTCTTCCTGTGGTATGTGGTCCAGTGGGTCCAGTGGATGAAATCTCATCGTTATAACGTGGACATCTGTAGGCAGAACTAATGACCATCGGTTGCTGATATTCATCTCGGATCAACTGTAGTTTTTCTAAGAAAGCTACGTTCATCTGGTTCCCACCACAACAATTACAACTGAGTTCTCTATGTTTGAAGTTCCGAGTTTCGATCATTTCTTCATCCGTTTGAACATTTTGACTCCGAAGACCAATCCTGCTGGAGCACCGAGGGCAACCAGACCCATTTCCAGAAATCCAGTTTCTAAAGCAAGATTGAATAATTCTTCCATTTATAACTCCTGAGTAATTCCACTGCAGACCTGGGCATAGTAGAGAGACTGTTCTTCTCGTTCTAAATCACTAAGGGCCAGCAACTGATCATGAGTGTAGTTCTCTCGGAACTTATCGATGACACAACTGCACCCCTGAGAAGCCATACTGAACGCAAAATTCCACGGCATTCCCTGTCTCTCATAATTCGGGATCATCCTACTCGTACAGTTGCCTGTCCAAACAAACAGATAATGAGTTTTGTACTCCAACTCGGTAGCAGAGATCGTAGTAGCAAGAAGTAACAGGGGGAGCAGGAGTTTCACCGAGTTCCTTTATTGATCGACTCCTCTAGTTTGGTAATTGCAATTTTCATTTCCAGTAGTGTACTGTTCGTTTCTTTTAAAACTCCAGTAAGTGCCTGATTTGACTCCTTCATCAAGAGTCGTAATTCCTGGTCTGCGAGGTCATCTTTGGTCAACCACTGGGTCCGCTCTCGCTCGAATCCTTTGAGGAGATAAACCACAAGCCATGCAGAAAAGCACAGGGCAGCAGTCACTACTCCAACCTCATTGATTATCGATACTATTCCTGTTGCTTCTGCTGGCATTGCTCGGCCTGGTTAGTCGTTAGGTGGTGTGGGCCAGTTAACCCCTGTGAGTTGTCCGTTTGAATCCAGTGATGGTGTCTGGGTGGTGATGTCCCTAAGCGCCTGTCTGTAGGTCTGCCACTCGGTCTGATTAGCACCTGGGTAGTCGGATACCATTCGCCAATCGGTTTGTGCTAATAGTTGGTTGCGTTGTTCTCTGAGTAAGTTTAATGCTCTTGCTGGCATTTCTGCTATGTGTTGACTAAGTCTGCTCTTGTAATCTACAAGTTCATCCTGAGTCAAATCAACATAGATTCCATTAATTATCTTCTTCATTCTTTTATCCCATAAATAGATATGTTGCCGCTTATTGTTCCTGCCGATGGATAAATATTACAACCAGCAAATGAGGTTGCTGAATCCACACTCCCACCTTGAGCCATCCCAATATATAAAGATCCAGCAGTTCGCTCAGACATATTCGTTCCAGAAAAAAATGTGTCTGAAGCTAAAAATGGCTTATAGATTGTGTAATCAAAACACACATGATCTGCAGTTAAGTTGTCTAATTCCCAAGAAGACTCATCACTTCCGTTGTTTTGTCTCAGAGTATTAGTATCATCTGCCCCAGCGCCGCCAAACGAATAAACACTGGTAGTAAATTCTGTTGTTCCTGATGTAAAAAATCTAAATTTTAAATCTCCCGATAACCCAGAAACCTCTCCAACTAATTTGTAGTTTCTAAAACCACTACTAAAAACATCTTCAAACGCAACACTGCTAACGGATGTAAAAGATTGTGTCAGTATTAACTGTAACGAAGCACCCTTATCTGCTGGTAAGGCAGGAAACACCACCGCACTCCCAATCGTGGCATTATTTACTGTAATCGTTCCGCCTGACTCGCTAGCAAAGCTAGTCCCGTTTAGTTGTATCTCTCCTGCCATTTTAACCTATTATTCTAAGAGTGCCTGTTGTGTCGACATTGACGGTCCCAGTAAAATTCGCATAACCGTGACTGATAACTAAATAACCTGCCATCGTTCCGCTGCCTGAGAATGTTGTGTTTCCAATATACATCCGGTTCGTTCCAGCGCTGATCGCTAGTGAGTCAGAAACGGTACTGCTGTGTTCGATGTAGTTTGCAGTCCCAACGACCAAAGCACTTTGATTGACAAAGCTGAGATTCCCAGCACCATCGGTTTTTAATACTTGATCGGTAGTCCCGTCTGCCGTGGGCCAAGAAAGTCCGTCAAGAATAATTTTACCAGTAGTATCGGGAGTAATACTGATGTTTCCTGCTGAAACCGAAACGATGCTGTTCCCGTTGACATCCAGGTTGCCACCTAACTGCGGTGTCGTATCGCTGACCACATCTTGTAAGGCACTGTCTGCAGTAGTCCCTTGGGCGCTTGTAGCGTAGTCAGTCGATGCTGTAGTTGCTGCTGTGCCTAGACCAAGAGATGTTCTTACGGTTGCTCCTGACTCCGCTACCCATCCGCTTGCAGATCCAACAATGAAGTTCCCATCCGCACTCGACAGTCCTGCGATTGAAGTTAAATCTGCATCATAGGCTTGAACCGAGGAACCAATATCACTGTCTACAACTACGTTGGAACCACCGTTCTGGAGAGTGCCTGTGAAGTTACTGGTGGTTGCATCTAGCTTGGCAGTATTGGCATCATAGCCTTGGACCGTACTTCCGATGTCACTGTCTACCAGAACATTCGATCCACCGTTTTGTAAAGTCCCTGTGAAGTTTGCAGTGGTATCTGAATAATCCGCATTCGTGGAACTATACGCTTCGACATCAGTACCGATGGTCAAACCCAGAGACGCTCTAGCCGTAGCACCGGATTCAGCCACCCAGGTAGTGCCATTGCCGACAATGATATTTCCGTCTGTGACTGCGAGAGCACTGATATCGTCCAACTGCTGGTCCCAGGCTTGTACCTGAGATCCGATGGAAACTCCGAGACTTGCTCTGGCTGTTGAACCG